TCTGGAAGATGCCCCTCCTGGCCGATGCGGTCAAAGAGCGCTTTGACGCCATCAACCGGGGCGAGACCGAAGCGGCCGGTGAAGCCGCCAAGCCCAAGCTGAACTACAACTCGGCCACTGGTGCGCTCACCGCAGCGGCCATGGCCAAGATTGAGAGCGACATCAAGCAGCTGCAGGGGTTGACCGATGTGGAAACGGGCCTTCTGAAGGACCGGCAAAAGATCATCGACCTCTACGAGGGGCAGGGTTACATCAGCTACAAGGAGGCCAGTGAGGCCCGGCTGAACGCTCAGCAGGAATTCACAGATCGCCTGGGTGAGTTGTATGCGCAGGAAGAGTCCATCTTGAAGCATGGCCTGGCCACCGTGGCCAAGACAGCCCAGGACAAACTCAAGCTGCAAGACAAGCTCTCGGAAATCACCCTCCGCCGAGAAAAGCTCGAGCGTGAAGCCCAGCAGTCCAACCTCGAGCGTGAAATCAAGCTTCCGGGTGAAACACTCAAAGACCTGCAAGAGCAGGTGGCCAGGAGCCAGGGGCAGCTTAGATCGACCGAAGAGCAAATCAAGGTCCTTCGTGAGACCGGATCGATCAGCGAGATTGATGCGCTCAAACGACTGTCGGCTGCCAGGCGCTCAAGTGCTGATGAGCTGGCGGATTTCGCGGCCAAGGGCAGAGAACTGGTGGAGGCCACGCCTGGCAATGACAAGTTGGCCGAATCGTTTCGACGCATCGAGGAGGCGGCCCGTCAGGCAGCCGATGGGGCGACCTTGCTGGGTCAACGGGCCCTTGAGTTGTCAGATCCCGGTGCTGGGTTCTCCAAGGCGCTGCGCACCCTGGGTGAAGAAACCGAGCAGATGGGCAAGCAGATGGAGGCGGTGACCACCAAGGCCTTCAATGGAATGACGGATGCGCTCACCAACTTTGTGATGACGGGCAAGCTCGACTTCAAGTCGCTGGCCACCTCCATCATTTCGGACCTGATCCGCATTCAGATCCAGCGTGCCATCACGCTGCCCATGGCCAAGGCGCTGGGAAGCATGTTCGGGTTTGCCGATGGCGGAATCATGACCTCATCGGGCCCCTTGCCGCTGCGAGCGTACGCCACTGGCGGGGTGGCCACCACGCCTCAGTTGGCGGTCTTTGGCGAGGGTTCCATGGCCGAGGCCTATGTGCCGCTCCCCGATGGTCGCTCGATCCCCGTCACCATGAACCAGTCCTCGTCCGGGGGCGGTGATGTGTTCAACATCTCGGTCAACGTAGCCGAGGGTGGGGTGACCAGCAGCGCAGGGCAGGGCAAAGACCTGGGGCGTGCGATTTCCAGCGCTGTGCGCCAGGAGCTGCTCAACCAAAAGCGGGCCGGTGGTCTGCTGGACCCGCGTCGGCAGTGATGCATTGAAGGATTTTTATGGCGACATTCACATGGATCGCTTCGATTGGGGCCTCCCTCACCGTCAAACCCAATGTCCGCAAGGTCTCCTTTGGGGACGGGTACGAGCAGCGTCTGGCCTTTGGCATCAACACCCAACCGGAGATCTGGTCCCTGGAATTCAGGGGTAAATCAACGGCCGAGGCGGCTGCCATCGACAACTTCCTGCGTGCCCGTGGGGCGGTTCAGTCATTCGACTGGGCCACCCCGAGTGGCATTGCGGGCAAATTTCTGTGCGAGGAATGGAGTCGGACGGTGGAAGAACCCAATCTGGAAAACATCCGAGCCACGTTCAGGCAGGTTTTTGATCTCTCATGACGGCCCAATCAATCACCACAGAAATTCAGAAGCTCTCCCCGAGTGCGGTCATCGAGCTCTTCGTGATGGACCTGACCCTTTTCAATGAAGGTGTGGTTCGCTTTCATGCAGGCACCAACGAACTGCGCCGTCAGGTTGTCTGGCAGGGCAACACCTATGAGCCGTTCCCTATTCAGGCTGAAGGCTTTGAGTTCAACGGTAACGGCCAAGTGCCGCGCCCCAAACTCAAGGTGGCCAACGTCACGGGCAGCATCACTGCGCTGATCCTCTCCTACCAGGACCTGGTGGGGGCTCGGGTCACGAGAAAGCGCACGCTGCTCAAGTACCTTGATGCCGTGAATTTCGGCACTGGAAGCAACCCGACTGCGGATCCGACTGCCGAGTTTGCCGACGATGTGTATTTCATTGATCGAAAGTCACGAGAGACCCGGGATGTGGTCGAGTTTGAGTTGGCAGCCTCTTTCGATCTCGAAGGAGTGTCCTTGCCCAGACGGCAGATTGTTCAGAACGTCTGCCCCTGGAGCTACCGGGGCTCGGAGTGCGGCTATACCGGGACGGCCTATTTCAATGCCAACGACGAGACGGTAACTGGCCGAACGCAGGATGTCTGCGGCAAACGGCTGGTGTCCTGTCAGAAGCGCTTTGGCTCAAATGCCGAGTTGCCATTTGGCGGGTTTCCAGCGGCGGGGTTGATCCGATGATGGACTCCATCAACCAATCGCTGGCGCTGGCCCATACTGCTCGGGAGATTCCCCGCGAAGCCTGTGGCTTGCTCGTCATTCACAAGGGCCGGGAGACCTATGTCCCAAGCCGCAACATTGGCGTGGGTACCGACCAGTTCGTGATCCACCCCGAGGACTATGTCCGGGCCGATCGGCTTGGAGAGATCGTGGGGGTGTTTCATTCCCACCCGAATCTGCCTGCTGAGCCCAGCCAGGCCGACAAGGTGGCCTGCGAAGCTTCTGGCTTGCCCTGGTTCATTCTGTCCTTCCCCTCTGGGCAGTGGCATGAGATGCAGCCATCTGGCTACATCGCTCCCTTGGTCGGTCGGGCATGGGCCCACGGGGTGCTTGATTGCTACTCGGTGATCCGGGACTGGTATCGGGCAGAGCGAGGTATTGACCTGCCGAACTTTGACCGCTTTGACGAGTGGTGGAAGCGCGGCCAGAGCCTGTACCTCGACAACTTCGGCTCGGCAGGCTTTGAGGCACTGGGAGCCGTTCAATCCCAGGACATGGAAATTGGCGATGTGCTCCTGATGCAGGTGGCATCACCTGTTCCCAACCATGCCGCCATCTACTTGGGTGATGGCCTGATCCTGCATCACCTGCAGGGCAGGCTCTCCAGCCGGGATGTGTATGGCGGCTATTGGCAAAAGATCACGACGCACATCTTGAGGCATCGCACAGAAACAAACAACCCTCCATGACCACCATCATCCTTCTCGGCGAGTTGGGCAAGCGCTTCGGGCGCAGGCACAAGATGGCTGTGGCCACTGCTGCGGAAGCAGTGCGTGCCCTGTGCGCGAACTTTCCCACTTTCGAGCGAGAACTTGTCGCCTCAGGTGAGCGAGGTGTGGGCTACCGGGTGCTGGCCGGGCGGGACGCCTTGAATCTTGATCGGCTGCATGAGCCCACGGGCCAGCAGCACATCACGATTGCACCCGTGATCTCCGGTGCTGGGGGCAATGGACTGGGCCAGATCCTTTTAGGGGCAGCCCTGATCGCTGTGTCCTGGTGGAACCCGATGGGCTGGGCTGCAGCGGGTTCGTTTCTTTCACAGGCCACGCTCTATTCGGTGGGTACCTCCATGATTTTGGGAGGCGTGGCCCAGATGATTGCTCCGACGGCCAAGTCATCCGATCCCTCTGAGCGGCCAGAAAACCAACCGAGCTATGTTTTCAACGGCGCTGTGAACACCACGGCCCAAGGGCATCCCGTGCCTGTGGGTTACGGGCGGCTGATTGTGGGGTCGGCCGTGATCAGCGCCGGCATTGATGTGGATGAAATCGCTGTATGAGCACCGCTGATTCTCAATTCATTGTTGGAGCGGGCGGTGGTGGCAAGGGCGGGGGCGGCAGTGCTCGCGTGGCCCAGGAAGCACCCGACAGCCTGCGCTCCAAGGCTTATGCCCGGGTGGTTGACCTCGTTTGCGAGGGCGAAATTGAGGGCTTGGTTGGTGGTTTGAAGTCGGTCTATCTGGATGACACACCCATCCAGAATTCAGACGGCTCGTACAACTTCACCGGTGTGACGCTGGAGGCACGGACCGGAACCCAGCAGCAAAACTACATCCCTGGCTTTTCCTCTGTGGAAAACGAGGTCTCGGTCGGGGTGGAGTGCAAGTATGGTCAGCCCGTGGTGCGCTCCATCACCGACCCGGATGTGGACGCTGTGCGCATCAAGGTCAGCATTCCGACGCTGACGCTACAGGACACCACCAACGGGGATCTGAACGGTACCTCGGTCACCTATGCGATCGACCTGCAGTCCCGGGGAGCCGGGTACGTGGAGATCCTGCAGGACACAGTTTCAGGCAAGACCTCATCGCGCTACCAGCGCAGTTACTACGTTCCATTGTCCGGGACTGGTCCTTGGGATGTGCGCCTGCGCCGCATCACGGCAGACTCGACGCAAACCAGCCTGCAAAACAAGACCTTCCTCGAGTCCTACACCGAGGTGATCGAGAGCAAGCTGCGTTATCCCAACAGCGCGCTGATGGCCTTGCGGGTCGACGCCTCGCAATTCACCTCGATTCCCAGGCGCAGCTATGACTTGAAGCTCCTTCGGGTTCGCATCCCGACGAACTACTTTCCCGAGACCCGCTCCTATGCCGGTGTCTGGGATGGCAGCTTCAAGGTCGCCTGGACGGACAACCCGGCCTGGTGTTTCTATGACCTGGTGACCAATACCCGCTACGGTCTTGGCAACTACACGCCTGAGTCGCAGGTCGACAAATGGGCGCTGTACCGGGTGGCCAAGTACTGTGACGAGTTGGTGCCCAACGGGCTGGGTGGCTATGAGCCACGCTTTACCTGCAACCTGTACCTGCAGACCCGGGAGCAGGCCTACAAGGTGGTGCAGGACATGGCCTCGGTGTTCCGGGGCATGGCTTATTGGTCGGGTGGCGCCATCACGGTCACGCAGGATGCGCCGCAGGATCCGGTCTACCAGTTCACCGCTGCCAACGTTGTCGATGGCGAGTTCGCCTACCAAGGATCCTCTGCCAAGGCTCGGCACACAGTGGCCTTGGTCAGCTGGGTGGATCCGGACGATTTCTACCGCCAGAAGGTGGAATACGTCGAGGACCTCGCAGGCATCGCCCGTTATGGGGTGGTGCAGGCCGATGTGGTGGCCATGGGGTGCACCTCTCGTGGTCAGGCCAACCGGGTGGGCAAATGGCTGCTGTACTCCGAGCAGTCCGAGTCGGAGATCATCACTTTCCGGACTGGACTTGAGGGGGCAGTGGTCCGGCCTGGCGATGTGGTCAAGGTGGCCGATGCCAGCCGGGGTGGCATGCGACTCGGTGGTCGCATTGCCGCGGCCACAACCGTCAGTGTCACGCTCGATCAGGACCTGCCCGCAGGATCCTGGCGGATTTCTGTGGTGCTGCCCACGGGCGTCGTGGAAGAGCGGCAAGTGGGATCGCTGTCCGGCCGAACTGTGGGTGTGACCAGCGCGTTTTCGATGACCCCCCAAGTGGGCGCGATCTGGGTGCTGTCTTCCACGCTGGTGGAGGCGCAGCTCTTTCGGGTGGTGCAAGTCGCTGAAAGCGAACCTGGTATCCACGAAATCACGGCGCTGGCGCACAACCCCAGCAAGTACGCAGCCATCGAGCAGGGCCTGGCCTTGCAGCCTCGTGCCATCACTGTGCTCTCGACCACGCCAGCGGCTCCGACGGGGCTGACCGTGACCGAGAGCCTTTACCGGGTCAAGGATCAGGCGCTGGTGCTGATCCAGCTCGGATGGGAGCAAGTCTTTGGGGCTCTGGAGTACCAGGTCACCTACCGTGTCAACGGGGGCAACACGGTCACGCTGCCCAAAGTCTCCAGCACCTATCTGGAAATCCGAAACGCTGAGGCCGGTGACTATGTCTTCACGGTTCGAGCTGTGGGGGTGTCGGGCAAGCTGGGCAACTCCACAAGCCTGAGCCAAAGCATTCTGGGCAAGCTCCAGCCGCCAGATGATGTGCAGGACTTTGTGGTGCTGCGCCGCACGACTGATTTGCTCCTGAGCTGGAGTGCCAACACTGATGCCGACCTCTCGGGGTATGAGGTGAGGGTGGGGACTGGGTGGGATTCGGGTGTGATGGTGGGGCAGACAGCGGGCACGCAGCTGGTGCATGACCAGAGCGAGTCGGGACAGTACAACTATCACATCCGTGCCTTTGACACCTCCGGCAAGTACAGCCAGCACGTCACCACCTTCCAGCTCACCTTGCTCGCGCCCTCATCGGTGCGGCAATTTGATGTGGTGCAGTCAGCCAACCGGCTGGAGTTTCGTTGGCTGCCAAATCCCGAGCCGGAGGTTGTGGCTTATGAGTTGCGGGAAGGTGGTGCCTGGGACACCTCGATCTTCATCGCCGAGGTCAAGTCCAGCAGTTTCACGCTGCCCTCGGGCTTTGATGGGGAGCGCAAGTTCTGGATCAAGGCGATCGCATCGCCCGGAATTTACTCTGAAGAAGCCACCTTCGTCTCCACCGTGGTGGCGCAGCCTCAAAACGCGAACCTGCTGGTGACAGTGGATGCGCAGGCGACTCGGTTCCCTGGCGTGAAGCATTTTGCCTCGGTCGAATCGGTCAACAGCCTGGATGTACTGCGCATGGACAGCGGGGTGACCCAGTCCGAGTACCTGTTTGAGGTGAATCTGCCCACCAGCTACCGGGCACAGAACACCTTGCTGGCCAGCATTGGGGCGACGCTGGATGACCGCGAGACCTGGACCTCGGCCAATTACGCCTGGCTCAGCTCGGCGGCCAAGCGGCAATGGACCTATGACGGGGCACTCAAAAGCATCGAAGCGAGGTTTCAGATGGCCCGTGAGGATGCCCTGCAAGCGGGTGAGCTCTATGGCTGGCGGCTCAATGGGGTGCTCGGTGGCTACGGAAATCCCGTGGGCGCTGAAGCCATTGGTGTGGGCTATGGCGATGGGCGCTACGGCAGTGGCGTACTGGTCAAGGACACGACCAAGGTGTCCTGGGGGGTGAGTATTCCGGGTGTCTTTCATGTGAGCTTCTGGTTCATCCCGAACCAGATCACCACATCGGTGATTTGGACGGCCACGGGTGCTGGAGTGAGCCTCCTGGTCGGCTATGACTCGGTGGCGGGAACCTTCTTTCTGGAGGACCAGCTCTTTAACCGGGTGGTGGTGGCTTACCCCGTGAACGTGGCTGATCGCATCTGCATCGGTGTGTGCCAGACAGCAACAGAGCGCAGGCTTTTCATCGGAAAGATGGGAGGCGAGGTCCAAAGCGCAAGCCAACCTCTGGCACCGACAGCGGGGTATTCGACCCTCAAGCTGTACTGACAGATCAGTTCAGACAAATCAATCAACCTGAGTACAGGCGTTGCACCCAATGGGGCAGCGCCTATTTTTTTGGAGAAATCCCATGATGGATGAAGGCATGCAAATCAAGGGCTCGCTCACGCTGGTGCTGGCCAAGCCCAATGGCGAGGTCGAGGTGGTCCACAAAGACAACATCATCGTCAACGGCGGCTTTGACTTCGTTGCCGATGCGATTGGCAACTCTGGCAGTCGCCCCGGGGTGATGGGCTGGATTGCGGTGGGAACCGGCACGACAGCCGCAGCCTCGACTCAGACCGCCCTGGTCACCGAGATCAAGCGCAATGCCTCGACCTACGCACACACGGCAGGTACCAAGGTGTTCACCTTTACGGCCAGTTATGCGGCGGGTGACGCCACAGGCGCATTGACCGAAGCGGGTGTGTTCAATGCAGCCTCGGCCGGAACTATGTTCGATCGTGTGGTGTTCCCGGTGGTCAATAAGGGGGTGGACGACAGCCTGACGGCTGTTTTCACCTTCACGATGAGCTGATCGGGCTATTGATATGGCCGAGACTGTCAACGTCTCAAGCTCGCCGGGGGCCAATTACACGTGGACCTCTGGCAAGTTTGCATGGAGCAGCGCCACAGCCGGTAAGAACTGGACGAGTGCATATCCGGCGGTCTACAGCCTGAGCGTGGCCACGGACATCAGTTTCACGGAATTGATCCAGAAGTTGGGGATCAAGCAAAGCTCCGAAACCATTGCTTTTGCTGAGAAGCAAGGCAAAGGGCTGGTACTGAACAAGTTCGAGGTCATGAGTTTCGCGGAGACCTACACGGACCTCATTGCCTTCGTTCTGAGGTTTGTCGAATCCTTTGCGTTGGCAGAAAAGAGCGGGCTTTCCAACACCAAGCGGGTGTTTGAGGTGTTTCAGGTGGTCGAGGGGTTGGGGCGGCAGATTGCACTGAGAAAATTCGAGACGCTGGCGCTGGCTGAGACCTACACCGACCTCATTGCGTTCATCTTGCGAGTGGGCGAGAGCTTCAGCTTTACCGAGACACCATCCAAGGCGCTCACCAAGCCACAGGCAGAGAGTTTCAGGTTCACTGAAGCGCTGTCGAGGGCGCAGGTCAAACGGATTTCTGAGGCGTTTGTATTTGCTGAGGTTTTTGGACGGACTGTTGCCTACCGCAAGGCCATCAGCGAGGGGTTTGCGATTGGGGAGGCGCTGCGTCGTGCGCAGACCTTGAAGCTGGCTGAGGCCTTGAACCTGGCTGAGCAATACCGAAGGCGAGCCAACGGTGTCATCAGCGACATGATCGTCGCCAGCACCGAGATCACAGAGCAGGACTTCATGGACATCCTGGAGTCAGGCCATCCACCGGGCTACACCAATTTCCGGGACTTCATTCAGGGCGACTACACCTACCAGCGGGCACTTTTCAGAGCGATTCTGACCTCCAGCAATGCTGATCGGGGCTACATCGATGGCCTGCGTGTCACGGTCGATGTGCCCGATGTCTTTGACCGTGGTACTGCCCAGGTGAGCAATGCGGCCAATGGCGTGACGGTTGTCTTTGCCCGGCAGTTTCGGGTCTCGCCAGAGGTCACGCTCACCTTCAAGGGGGGCACCACGGTGGCCGTCCCTCGAATCCTGGGTGCGGTTTCAACCACCGGCTTCACCGCAGTTCTTGAAAACACGTCCGGCACTCGGGTGACCGGAGCTATTTCTTGGATTGCCCAAGGATATTGATAGGGCATTAAATGCAGAACTACACCGAAATTCCATCGTCAACGACGCTGTCTGACTCGTTGTCTCAGATCCTGAACAACGACAAGACGGCGCTCTCGCTTTCAAGCGGAACGTCTTTCCCGACGGTCAACCTGCAACTGGGCATGCCGTGTTTCAGGACCGACGAGCAAAAGCTCTACATCCTCACGGTGGTTAGCCCCGCTTCTTGGAAGATGGTCATTGACCTCTCCGCCACAGTCGGCAAGGTGGCCAATGCGGATTTGCTTGATGGCATCGATTCCACCGGCTTTGCCTTGTCGGGTCACAACCATGACGTAGCTTATGCCGCGCTGGGCCACAACCACAATGCCGCCTATCTGGGCATCACGGCCAAGGCTGCTGATGCTGACAAGCTCGATGGCTATGACTCGACAGCCTTTGTGCGATCGGTCAACGGTTACGGGCCTGATGCCAATGGCAACTCCAGTGTTCCCATTGATCTTTCGAGCCGTGTGGCCAAGTCCGGCGACACCATGACTGGCACCCTCACGGCGCCCAGGCTGCAAATTGCAGGCACGGCCAATTATCTGGATATGGTGGATCAGGACTGGGGCACCCGGTATCTGCACCACAACCAGGGGCTCATGGGATTTTTGAAATCCGATGGCAACTGGGATATGTACATGAACAACAGCGGTCAGATGTGGACAGCCAACTACGGATGGCTACACGACTACTTCTTCAGCACTATCGCTAACTGTTTCATCGGCAACTGCCCAGGCAACACGGGCAATTGCAGCCCAGTAGCCAACAACGCGACTTCTGTGGTTTCGAACTGCGGTAGCGCATCTTTTGTCCGCGATGAGCTGGTGGACAACGGCAGCCAGATTTCTGTCCGAAGAACCCAATATAACTTCAACTGCAACTGCAATTGCAACTGCGATTGCTACTGCTGATCCGGGGGTGACACATGAGCGTTTTGACCAAAATCTTCCCCGCTCCGGTGCTTCGCATTCAGGAGCTGTTGAGCCCCTCCGAGGTTGAGCAGGCGACCGAGCTGGCTATCAAAGCCAACGAGCGCCTCAATGACCATCAGGTCCCGTACTCCCGCACCTACCGTGACAGCCTGGACTTCATGTTCCCGGAGTTCTTCAAGCCCATATTCCGACGTCTGCGCCGCAGCATCGAGGACGAGTTCAATTGCAACGTCAGCAACATGGTGGGGCGCGAATCCATCTTCCGCTACGGCCAGCACCTGCCATTCCACACCGAGCCGCACGCTGATATTTCTTGCGTGCTGTGGCTGGACTTCCCCGCAAAGCCCGACCCATCCAGGCGCGACTACTCGGGCATGTTCTGCCTGCACAACCCGCACCTCCTGTTTGGTGGCCGCGCAACAGGGGTGTTTGGCAACATCAACCACATGGAAATGCCATCGCCTGGCGATGCCTTCGTTTTCCCTTCCCACATGCCGCATTTCGTGTTCCCGTACAACGGCGAGCGCCCTGGCGTGGAACTTCACTTTGAAATGCTTGCGGAGGCTGCATGAAGCTCGTTACCTTCAATGTCAGCGTCGATGAAGAAAAGGCGGTGCGTGTAGAACAAACCGCTGACGGCTACACCGTTTCCTTTGCTGGTGCATCCATCAACATCGGCGTGCATCTTTTCAAGCAGGGCGAGCTGCAGTTCCTGATGTATGGAAAGCAGTATCAGAGTGAGGTCATCGGCATCGTGTCTCAACGCGAATATGTCGATAGCCGAGATGGCCTGACGATCCTGGCTCAGCACGGCCTGACCGATGGTCTGGGTTGGTTCTACTTCGGCGATACCGCCGAAGAGGCCTGTCTGTGCATCACCAAAGCCATGACGACGCAATGCCCATTCGATATCGTGCAGCCGGGTAAGCCCCGTGATGTTCTGCCAGGCATCTTCCCCGACAGCGAAAGGCTGGGGGTTCGCAACCTGGCCAAGATCGCGCTGCTGCGCAAACTCAACCCGCTCGACAGCCTTGCCGCCCTGGAAAAACAGGTCGACTTGCTCAGTTCCCTGGTCATCCAACTGGCCAACCTGGTGCCTGGCCAAGAAGACATCGCCTTGATTAACCACCTCCAGCACATCATCAACGATGCCAGCGCCAATGCGGGCAAGAGCGACGATCAAACCGTCGCCAGCGTGATGTCCTTCAAGATGGCGCTGCGCCAAGCGCAGGCCGATTACTTCGCTGCACGCGATGGAGCCACATCATGACCAAATTCATCGTCACAACCATCAACCCCGACAATGGCCAACTTACCCGTTTTCACTATGACAATGCAACCAGCGAGTTGACCCGCGAAACTGGCGAGCCCTTGGTGCAGGCGGTCGAAGTCACCGAGCGTGCACATGTTCCAGCAGTCTCCAGGCAGACGCCACTGGGCAAGACCAGCCCCCGCACCCTCAAGATCAGCCTTGGCCTGTCTTGCAACTACAAGTGCGAATACTGTTCGCAGCGTTTTGTTCCGCGCGCAGACGAAACCAACCCCGGAGATGTGCAGGCCTTCATCGACGGCCTCGACGCCTGGGTGACGAGCCCGCCCGAGAAGGTCGAGTTCTGGGGTGGCGAGCCTCTGGTCTACATCAAGACCATGCGCCCCCTGGCCGAGGCCATCAAGGCCAAGTTCCCCAAAGCTGATATGTCGGTCATCACCAACGGCTCGCTGCTGAGTGATGACATCAGCGAATGGCTTGATCGAATGGGTTTCAGTGTCGGTATTTCGCACGATGGCCCTGGCCAGCATGTGCGCGGCCCTGATCCCCTACAGGACCCCCAGCAGCGGGCAGCCATCATGGCGCTGTACGCCCGCCTGGCCCCGCAGCAGCGCATCAGCTTCAACGCGATGGTCAATCGCGAAAACGCATCGCGCGCTGCCATTCAGCGCTTTTTCATCGAATTGACAGGCGATCCCATGGTCCCCATTGGCGAGGGCAGCTTTGTTGACGCTTATGACGAGGGCGGCATTGCCCACTCGCTTCAGCCAGATGAGCTGCATGCCTACCGCAATCTGGCCTTTCATGAAATCCGGACTGGGCAGGCCGCCAACGTCCAGGCCGTGAGTAGCAAGACGGCCAGCTTCGTCAATTCCATCCGAAGCCGTCGTCCTGCATCCAGCCTGGGCCAGAAGTGCGGCATGGACAAGTCCGACAGCATCGCTGTCGACCTGCGCGGCAACGTCCTGACCTGCCAGAACGTGAGCGCAACCAGCACCGCGTCCAATGGCCAGGCCCACCGCATTGGCCATGTAAGTGACTTGGCTGGAGTCAAGCTCGACACTGCCACGCACTGGAGTAAGAGGGCGGATTGCCCGAGCTGCCCGATGCTGCAGATTTGCCAAGGCTCCTGCATGTTCCTGGAGGGGCCCCTGTGGGACCGATCATGCGACAACGCTTTCTCTGATGCCGTGCCCGTCTTCGCCGCTGGCATCGAATTCCTGACCGGACAGGTACCGGTGCACATTGAGGGTGAGTTTCGAGAGGACCGAAAAGACATCTTCGGCATCTCTGTAAATGCTCAGGACACTCGAGGTGCGACTCAGGCGCCTGTGAGAAAACCTTTCCCTATTCCGGTCGTCTCTGTTTAACACCCTCAACTTTCCCTTTCACGGCCGCCATGGTTTGCCCTGGCGGCCTTTTCATTTGGAGTAATCAATGCCTGAACCTACAAGCTCTGGAGTCGCTGGAGCGGCTGCCGCCTACAAAGCCATTGGTGGTGCTGCTGGCGCTGCAGCCGGAGGGGCCACCCTGGCGGCTGTGGTCGTGATGCTCATGACACCACCCAGAACCATTCGCGAATGGACGGTTGGATTGATCAGTACCGTCGTTTCAAGCATCTGTGGCGGCGCAATCACCGTCGAGTATTTCCAGTTGCATGAATGGGCGTTTTCAACGATCGGTCTGTACGCCATGGGTGGGGTGATCTTTGCCTGCGGCTTGCCGGGATGGGCGATCGTGCGTTGGTTATTCAATTTCATTGACGAGCGACGTGATGCATCGATTGACCAGGTCGCCAAAGACGTGAAGGAGCTGCTGTGATACCTCCAGAGTTCATCATGCGGCTGTCTAACCCAGCAATGGAGTCTCAGCGAAAGTCTGGGGTTCCTGCCAGCATCACGATCGCGCAGGCGGCACTTGAGTCTGCCTGGGGTGAATCAGGCCTTGCTAAAGCTGGGAACAACCTCTTTGGGATCAAGGCTGACAGCCGGTGGAGAGGCGAAACGCTGACCTTGAACACTCGTGAGTTCATCAAGGGGCAATGGCTTGTTGTTCCAGCCAAGTGGCGAAAGTACGTCAGTTGGCAGGCCAGCATCGATGACCATGCTGCATTCCTCAGAGGCAACCCACGCTATCAGCCATGTTTCTTGTGTCAGACCACTGAGGCTTTTGCGCGTGCGCTGCTCAAGGCAGGGTACGCAACCGATCCCTCCTATGCCGAGAAGCTGATCGGTGTGATTGCCCGGCACAAGCTCTTGGCCTTGGATCTGGAGTCGAAATGAGCTGGCTCACTCGTTTCCTGATCTCCAACTGGAGCCTGGCCCTGGTTCCCATCGTGTTGCTTTGCGTTTGGCTAAGTGGCGTCTGGGTAGGGGCGGGACGCACCCAACGGGCGTGGGATGCCGAACGGCATCAGGCGGAGCTTGCTCAAGCCCGTGCGCAACAAAAGATTGCTGACATTAAGCGCTCACAGGAGCAAATCAACCATGAAATCTCAAATGAATTCAATCAACGATCTGTGCAGTTGGCTGCTGATTTGCAGTCTGGCGGCTTTGTCAGGATGCGCAGCAGCCCCGCAGACGGTGTCGGGGGCGTGCCCGCCGTTCCCGCAACCTCCGATGCCGTTGCTCCAGCCGCCTCCAACTCTGTACCTGTTGCCTCCAGAGATGAGGGAACGATGAGCTGTGAGCGACTTGGCGAGGATGCTGCCAAGGCCACGCTCATGCTTGTTGAACTTCAAAAATGGGTTCAAGAGATGGGAGCGTTGGTCAGGGTGAAAGAACCCAGCCATTAAGTCCGTTCAACTTGCAAGTTGTTCAAGAAAAAAACGACTCAATCAACCCGTAGAAAACTTGCAATTCATTCGATTTCAGGCCTTCATGTCCAACATAATGTCACTGGTGAATTGCATTGTAATTTCATGATGTGAAACAAACGCTGTGCAGGTGCAAGTGTCTGCTCAAACAGTTTGCCGGATGAAGATTACTTTGCAAGATTGAATTTAATGGAACAAAAACGCGGCATCCCTGTAATTGATC